TATAATCACCGCGGCTAAATCATTTAGTCAGGCTTCTGTTGCATTTAAAAATGGACCACCAGTCCAGTGGGCCGAAGGTGTTGGTAAGGCTCTTTCAGCATTTCAACCGGTATATGAATTACTGGTTAGAAATTCAAGTTGGTGGAAAAGTTCAATAGATCCTAAGAAATACGCTGAAGCGATAGTAACGATTACTGGTGGAATTGTAACTGCTGGTAAAGCATTCGGAGCAGCGGCTGTTGCATTTAAAAATGGTCCACCAGTTCAGTGGGCTGAAGGTGTCGGTAAAGCACTTTCAGCGTTTCAACCAGTCTATGAGATGTTGGTAAGAAATGCTAGTTGGTGGAAAAGTTCAATAGATCCTAAGAAATATTCAGAGGCTATACGAACGATTAGTAGAGGAATTACTGATGCCGCAATAGTGCTGTCTACCGCATCTGTTGCATATAAATTTTATCCAACAGAACAGTGGGCTTCTGGTGTAAGTAGAGCACTTACTGCATTTCAACCAATTTATAAGATTTTACAGAAAGATTCTGGATGGCTCAGAAGTGGTATTTCTCCAAAGATGTATGCCGATGCTATAAAGACAATTACAACTGGTATTCGAGACTCAGCGATGATTTTAGCACAAGCTTCGATTGCCTATAGAATGTTTCCAACAGTACAGTGGGCAAACGGTGTAAGTAGAGCTCTTAGTGTGTTCCAACCAATTTATAAAATTTTAGAAAAAGATTCTGGATGGTTGAGGTCTAATATATCACCAGAAAAGTACGCTAAAGCAATCAAAACAATAACTACTGGTATTCGAGACTCAGCGATGATCTTGGCTTCAGCTTCTATTGCTTATAGAATGTTCCCAACAGTTCAGTGGGCAAACGGTGTGAGTAGAGCTCTTAGTACTTTTCAACCAATATATAAGATTCTACAAAAAGATTCGGGTTGGTTCAGAAGTAACATATCTCCAGAGAAATATGCAACAGCTATAAAAACTATTACAACTGGAATAAGAGACTCGGCTGTGATTTTAGCCTCAGCTTCTCTTGCTTATAGAATGTTCCCAACAACACAGTGGGCAGACGGAGTTAGTAAGGCTTTAAGTACCTTTCATCCAATATACAAGATATTACAAAAAGATTCAGGTTGGTTTAGAAGTAATATATCACCTGATAAGTATGCCGCGGCTATTCGTACTATTAGTCAAGGTATAGTTGATTCTGCTTTAATATTAGCAAAAGCAAAGTCCGCTTATAAGTCTTTCCCAACCACAGAATGGGCAGATGGTGTTAGTAGAGCACTTTCAGCTTTTCAACCTATTTATACGATACTACAAAAAGATTCAGGATGGTTTAAAAGTGGAGTTTCAGTTGGTAAGTATAGTGAAGCTATAAAAACACTTAGTATGGGAATCGTAGATTCTGCGAACATACTTAGTAAGGGTTTGTATAAAATTTATCCAACAGTAAACTGGGTTATGGGAATATCAGGAGCTTTTGCAATGATACCAGCACTGATTAAGAAAGTAAACAACATTGATTTCAAGGGACTTTCTAAAATTTGGATGATAAGTGATAGTATTTACAAACTCTCGATTGCATTCAAGGACGCTAAGTTTACAAGTTTTCCGAGTAAAAAATGGACAAGTGCTATTTCATCATCTTTTACTATGATGATTAATCTTCTAAAGAGTATTGATAAAAGTATATCTATCACTTCACTACTTAGTGGTATTTTGAAGTCTAAATCCTTAGTTAATTACATTCTAGATTTGGATAAGAAATTTAGCCTCGGTAAATTTAACAAGTTTCCAAACTCAAATTGGGTTAAAGGGTCTACAAAGTCTATTAGTGAATTTGCGAAGTTACTCAGTGAACTTAATAAGTTGGTCTCTTTAGTAGGATTAAAGACTGGTCAATTCAAAATTTCGAGTATTCTGAAGTCTGTTTTGGATGTTGATAATCAGATATCTAGAGGTAAATTTAACAGAGTAATAAGTCAGAAATGGTCAAGTTCATTGAGAGTTTCAATACTAGAATTTTCAAACTTGTTTAAAAATGTAGATAAATTGATATCAATAATTGACTTAAAACTTGGTCAAACTAAAGTTACTAGTATCATTAAATCTATTCTACAAATCGACCTACAAATTTCTAAAGGCAAATTTAATAAATTTATTGATAATAAGTGGATCAAAGGCACAAAATCTTCAATTATAGAGTTCGGTGGATTATTCAAAACTATAGACAAATTAGTTTCAATAATTTCCTTAAAAATCGGCCAGACAAAGGTTACAAGTATCATCAAGTCAATACTTCAAATCGATTCACAAGTTTCAAAGGGTAAATTTAATAAATTTATTGATAATAAGTGGATTAAAGGCACAAAACAGTCTGTTCTAGAGTTCGGAAAATTGTTTATTGATGTTAATAAGAATTTCTCTGTGACTTCTTTATTACTTGGTTTTAATAAAGTCAAAATGATTTTTGATAATATTATATGGATTGATAATAAAATATCTAGAGCTAAATTTGAGAAATCACCACCAACAAAATGGCTTACAAATACTAGAGATTCAATAGTTTATTACGGTAAATTGGCGATTGATTCTAATAAAATGTTCGGCACAGTGCCTCTAATAGCAGGTATCAAAAAGATTAAAACACTAGTAGATACAATTTTGTGGGTCGATAAGACTCTATCAAAGGGTAAATATAATAGAGTTCCAAGTTTAAAATGGCTAAACGAATCTAAAAATGCAATTTTTACATATGGTAAGATAGCAATCGATTCAAATAAGATCTTCCCTCTGATTTCACTTATAGCTGGTATTAAGAAGGTTAAAATGATATCAGAGGCTATACTATGGGTTGATAAAACACTATCTAAGGGAAGTTACACTAAAGTGCCAACGCAGAATTGGTTGACACGTTCAAAAAGCACGATTTTTCAATACGGGAATCTAGCTATAGAATCAAATAAAAGGTTTGGAACAATTGGATTATTCTTAGGTCTGAAAAAAGTTAGAAATATTGCAGACACTTTAAAATATGTTTCGCTTGTAATTAGCGGTGGTAATTATACTAAGTTTCCAAGCTTAGAATGGTCCAAGTCAGTTCCTGCGGCAATATCTGGCTTTATGAATCTACCGTTTAAGGGAATGTTTGGTCAATTTTTTGAAAGTATTTTCGGGGCTTCAGAAGATAGTAAGAAATCACAATTAGGAAAAATTGTAGATTTGATGTTATATGTTGATAAGAGATTTCAATCGGGTAACTGGAAAAAGTTCCCAACTGTTGAGTGGGTTAAAGGTACAATTTTAGCTCTTCAGAAATTTAAAGATATAGTTTCTTTACTTAGTTTTGGTTCACTAAATACTAAGATAATGACTGCATTCGGTGGTAAGAATCCACTTGTAAGCGCAGTTTCTAACATTGAAAAACTGGCACAGTCTTTTGATAAACTAGGAAATTCTATGAAGAATTTCAGTCAATCAATAAAAACTCTAGATACAGAAAAACTCGCAGCGATTAAGAGTCTTTCTTCAAATGTTATTTTAATGTCATTGATGAATCCAGAGCAATTTGACGCGATGTTATCTAAGTTAGAAGAAAGATCTGGAGTTTTTGCTGACCTTATGAAGGATGTGCAAGACAAGAAAGGTACTTCTGCTAAAACTACTGGTGCCCCTGGTACAGGTCAGAAAGTTGCAGGTGGTGGCGCAATGACTGATTTCAAGATGGTACCATCATCTACGGGAGCTAGAATGTCTGGTAAATCAGATGATGCTAAAATGCTTGAGAAACTCGATGCTATGACAAGTCTACTCGCTGATATATCTAGTGTTGTTGGTAGTAAAGGAGCTTTGAAAACATACCTTGGAAGTCTTAAAGAAGATGTTGATATAGGTGATGGTGGGTTCTCACTTTTTAGTAGATCTGATAAAAGAACCAAAAACATATTGAAAAAAGTTGGTGTATCACCAGATGGTATAAATATCTACTTATTCTCATATAAGTTTGATCCTACAGTAGTTTACCAAGGTGTAATTGCACAAGAGTTGCTTGGCACGAGATTTGAAAACTCAGTTGTACTTGATAAGTCTGGGTATTACGCAGTTGACTACTCAAAACTAGATGTTCAGTTTAAAAGAACAAATTGATTAAATTTAATATAATTGCCATGAATATCTTTCAAAAAATTAAATTGTTTCGAGAGTATAAAAAAGTCATAAGAAATAATGAAGTCACTCTAGAACAAGACTACAATATTAGAATAGACAGAGCATCAAGACTTTATACCGTTCTTAATATTCCTCAAGAATTATATGGAGAGCCATATAATCTTAGAACTTCAGACATTGATACAATTTCACAAACATATATTAAAGAATATGTGTCAAGAGTATCTTCTTATCTTAATTCTGTAGGTTTAAACGAGTTGTATGACTTTTATGAAAATGTAAAAAAGGTTGATAAATACTCATACCTTATAGTTCTTGGATTTAAACCACTAAACTCGGTTAAATATTATAATGTGGTCTATTTTAGACTGTTACCAATTTTAATTACATCTTCGATTATTACCTTATTATATTTCATTTTCCGATAAACAAAGATCATAATATTTATTATAAATAAAAAAAATATTTATTTATGGGTAAATTTTACGATGTATCACAAGATACTCAAGATACATTTTACGAAGTTTTCAATAAAAAAACCTTCCCACTCGCTGTTAAGTTTCAGTTCTTAGGTTCTGAATCACAGAAAAATCTAATTAAAATATCTAAACTTCCTGACCAATATGGATTTCTTTTAGAAAAAGAACTTCTAGTATTAATCAATGAAGATTTGATGTCTGTATTTGATGATGAGTCAATTACAATCCTTATTGAACAGGAAATCGATAAGATTTCTATAGATACACAGTCTGGTAAAATTAAAATGATTAAGCCAGATTTAACAACATTTTCATCACTTATCTCAAAGTATGGGGTTGATAAAGTAGCAAAGGCAAATCAAGTCGAAGATCTATATCACCAACAATTAAAAGATGGAAAAGAAGAATTTATTGCATAAAACATGGAAAATCTACAAACAGTATACTACACAGCTCTTAAAAAGAGATACGAGTCTCAAATAGCGGAAGCAGAGGCTAATCTTACTCTTTACTTTAGTTCTAAAAATCTAGCTGCTATCGGTGAGCACTCTGACCTACTTACAGAACATGATAGGTGGATAGAACAATTGGCAAATGCTAAAGACAAGTTGGAGACACTAGAGAATTTTATCTCTACTGGTCTAACTATAAATGGATAAAAAAATAAAATAAGAAAATATGTCACAAACAAAATTAGAAGTTAACACGGTTAAACCAGACTTGTTTTTCACTAAAAAGGAAAACACCTTCAGAATCTTAGATACAGATACTGAATTTACATTGGATTCTTCAATTACCACCCTAGAAGAGTATATCAAAAACACCAATGGATTTGGTAAGAGTGAAGAACAAAAAGATATGGATTACGCTCACGCTCAATATCTATGGAAAGAGTATCAAACAGAGTTGAAAAATTGCAAACTAAATTTTCATCTCGATCAAAGTCAATATTCTCTTTTGACCGACCTTTTGATAAAGAAGCTTGAATATGATACAAATACTGTTTTCATTGCAATCGAATTAGTAGATTTACTCGGATCAATTAAAGGTACTAAATTTCAAGGAGAAGAAGTAAAGTCTTTTAAAGTCACCGCTACAGAAATTACTTATATCTATCACCTTATTCAGAATTATAAAGTTAAGGGTCTATCAAAAGAAGCATTCACTTTTGCTGAAATTCTTAGACGGATTGGCGAAATTTCTAAAGTAGTTAGTTTCTATGATGCGAGAGCAAAGAACTTTACTGAAGAAATCGCTAAATGGGCTCTTAGTTTAGATGCAGATTCCATTTCATATTTTTTGGCGCCTTCTTTTTAGATCCCCATTTTCTTCTCATTGCCCAAATAAATTTGAATTGTTGTTTTGACCTTGATGGCATTATTTTTACTTATTTTCTAAGAATTTATAAAGCTTCTTTAAATATATATTCCTGTCATATTCAAAATTTGTCATAAGATGAACCACGTAAGTAAAATAGAGAAGCTTATCTATTAGGTTAGTTTTATCCATCTCACCTCCTGGGTATCTAAATTCAATATAGTTAAATCTTTTTAGAGGTATTAAATTAACCCCATAGTTTTTATAACCTTTTTCATTTAGAATTCGGATAAGTCTATCATTTAATATATTTTCTATATCGGAAATTTTTTCATCTTGCATTAACTTTTTACATTCTTCAATTAGATTCTTTTCTTTAGTTAGTTCGGATATTAAAGAACCGCAAAATTTAGAATTTTTTCTCCATTCCATGTTTTTAAATACAAATGGGTCATCACCTGTATCATTTAAAAACAAAAGTCCTTTTATTATATTGTAATTGGTTGATTCCTTGAGTCCAATATTAATATGTATTCCAGTATTTTCTGTAAATTTCCAATATTTTTGAATACTATATGAATCATAGAAATCTTGAATGAATCCGATTAAGTCATCAATTGAGTTGAAATATGTTAGATTTGAAAGTTCAATTCCTCTATTTAAAGTATTATCTAGTTCAAACTTTAATACACTTTTGTATTTTTTATAAAAATCTTTGAAATTACTTCTGAATTGATTCTCTAAATAATTAAAATCATCAGAGTAGAAATAAGATAAAACTTGTGGCTTTATTAATTGAACTATTAATTTATTTTCGCCTTCATAAGATTCCTCTTCTAATATTTCATCTACTAAATATTCATAATCTTCCCATTCGTATTTTATCTCGTTTAGTATTGTCTCTATAAATTCTTGGATTTTCTCGGTAATAGTAAATTCATCTATTCTAAGAAGATGTTTTATGACTGAATTTTTTATCTTCAAGACAATCTCATTAACATATTTTTCACTATAATCAATATCACCATCTGTTAAGTCTTCTGTCTCTAACTCAATTTCTATTGATGATGTGAAAAGATCTGATATTTCTTTTTTTCTAAATAAGTTCAGTTTACCACTTTTTACTTCATTTATAAAATCCGTGTATTTGAAAATCATATAATATTTATTATTTTACAAAAGCCATATAATAAAAAAACGAGACTAGTGCCTCGTTTTTTTAATAAAATATTATTCTTATTAAGAAGGTAGTTCCTCAGTACCTTCTTCTTTAGATTCTTCTTCCTTTTCTTCAGTACTTTCTTCCTTTTCTTCCTCTTTTACTTCTTCGAAGTCATCGGAATTTTCTTCTGCCGGTGTTTCTGTTTCAACTTCAGTCTCAACTTTAACCTCAGGCTCAGCTTCAGCAACCGGCTCTTCTGTTGTTTCAGTAGATTCAACTGGTTCTTCCGTTGTTTCAGTTTCAGTTGGTGTAGCAGGTTGAGAGTCATCTTTTCCACCCATAAGAGCTTCAGCTGGAATTTTATCAACATTCAAGAAGTTCAAGTTTATGTACTTAACAATCTCTTCTGCAATATCAACATCTCCAAAAAACTGACGTAGATTTTTACCAGCTGTATCTTTGACTTTCTTTACATAAGAATTTATTAAAGATTGTGGTATATCTACAAACGTTCTTACTTTATAGATATCATTTACTTGTAAAACAGATTCTTTTATAATTTCAGATTTTTTTCTATCTGTAGTGTATTTTTCAAATTTTCTTAGATGTTTCATCCTTTTGATTAATTTTTTATATACTATATATTAGTTTTTTAATTAGCTTTTTATTAAGAATATTGCAGTCACTATAACTACCGCGGTATTAAGACCAACACTCACAAATTTGCCTAATTTTTGTCTAAATACTTCTTTTTTCAACTCCTTAATCTCTTCATCTTTTATTTTAATTATATCATCACAGAGATCTCCTCCGCCTTGGCATCTCTCTAAAGCCATTTTCAGATCTTTGATCTCATCATCTTTAGCCTTTCCCTGTGACTCTAGATCTTTAACCTTGACTTCAAACAAAGCAATTTTTTCACCAAGAGCATTTATTACTTTCACATAATTAGCATCAATATTATCACAATCAATTTGAAGCTGCTTAAATAATCCAAGAAGTTCTAAGTCATTGTCAAGTTTTTGAGCTTGTTCGATAGAAATAACAATTCCAATTGTGTCACCATTTTCTACTAGGTAGTAAGGCGTATCCTTTGATTGAGAAAATGATATTGTGCTCATAAGAGTTAGTAATAAAATTAGTAAGTGTTTCATTTTTTCGTTGTTTTTTCTTTTAGAGACTCAATTAATAAATCTCCCTCTCTTTTAATCGGGTTTTTTGTAAGATTTTCTATTTTCTTTTCAGTCTCTTTCTTTTTGTCCTTTTGTACCTGTAGATCCCCTCTTAGTATCTGAATCTGTATGTCTTTTAAAGCAATAACTTTATTTATAGAATCTATTTTAAACTGATATTTAGCTGCTTCGATTGAATCTTGTTTAGCTTCAAGTTTATAAAATTCAACCTCTTGTTTAAGTTGTTCTCTTTTTTCTTCTAATTCCTCCGATCTTTGTTCTAAGTTTTTTATAAGTCTTTTGTGACCAGAAGAATCATAAAAATAAAAGAAAAGTAGAAATATAGCAATACCAGAAACTACAAGAATTAGCCAAGTTTTTGGATCAAAATTTATTTTCATTTCTTTTTATTTATATTTGTATTTGTATATAATATATATCTAAAATTAAAACCTTTTAATTTCTGTGAAAAACCTTTCGATTTTCGATTTTGATAATACTCTTTGTTTCACACCTGAATCAAAAGAAGGTATGGAAATTTATAAAAATAAGACCGGTCAAGAGTGGCCTTATCCAGGTTGGTGGGGTAGAAAAGAATCACTTGATACTGATATTTTTGATATTCCTCTTAATAAAGTTGTTTATGATAAATATCTATCTTCTAAAGGAGATTATTTAGTACTTGCAACTGGTAGACTCTCAAAATTAACAAGTGAAGTATCATCTATACTAGAAAAATATGAACTAAAATTTGATGAAGTTCATTTAAATCCAGGAATGGATACTTACAAGTTCAAAACGGATTTATTTGAAAAAGTAATTTACAAAATTAGACCAGATAAGGTGGTCATTTATGATGACCGAGATACTCACCTTATCCGATTCAAAGAGTGGTCTGAAAAGCAACCTTGTTCTATAGAAATCATAGATGTTAAAAAATTAAAATAAAAAGAGTCTAACAAAAGAGACGATTTACTTGAAAATTATCAAATAAATTAATCTTAAAAAATAAAATAGATTTTTAATATATAATTTATGAAATATCTTAAACATTTCAATGAAGAGCTAAAACCTGAAACCTATATAACGGCTGGTAACAGTCTCAAATATTATGGAAAACATACAAAAGGCAATAAGCTAGTTGATTATGGATATGAGAAAGGCCACGGTTTTTATAATGCACACATACAATATGTCGGATTATCTCCAGTTTATACTGGTAAAATTACAAATCCAATTTGTAAATTCTATTATGGAACGCCACAATGGGATGGTCCACAATCCGGTAATTCAAAATTAGTCCACACTAATTTATCAGAAGAACAATTAGTTAGCGATTGGAAAAATGGAAATGGGCCTCTATCATTTACATTAGAATTTAGATTCACCCCATCAGAAGAATTAAAATCGGATTTAAAAAAATTAAATGATGATGATAGGCTTAAATCCTCAATTAATCATTCGAATAGTTTTCACTTATTTACAATGAACGTAAGCTTGAGTGATTGGAATGAAGGATTAAAATACTATAATTATATAGAAGATGATGATGAATTTATTGAACCAGGAGATCCAAACTATGTAGACTTAATAGATTTATATCAAAATACAAAGTCATTATCAATAAGATTAAGTAGATTAATGGATAAAGGCATTTATGGTATATTCGCTGATAGACAATCTGCACTTAAATTTAAAAGAAATTTACCTAGCCTAATAAATCCACACAAAGAAAAGATAATGAATTTATTATCTATTATAGGTGGTGGTGCTGAAGAATTGGAAGATATTTTTGAATCTTTCGATATAATTAGAATTAACTCTTTATATCAGAGTGAGGATATAAAAGGCGTTAACTTACACAATACTTGGTATAAAGGATTTCTTTATATCAGAGTGAGGATATAAAAGGCGTTAACTTACACAATACTTGGTATAAAGGATTCATATAATATCAACAAACTTATCAAAATCATTAATTATTTTCAGGAATTAATTTGAGGTTAAAAAATTAAAATAAATTTTTAAACTTATAAAATTTTAAATATATAAAACACCTAAAATCAATAAAAAAATATGAGCACAATTACTGAAAAGAAAACAAAATCCAAAGCTGATGAAATTCTTTCTAGACCGTGGAAATTGATACTTTCAAACGATGATTATAATACGTTTGATTGGGTAATCACTTGTTTGATGAAAGTTTGTGGACACGAATATGAGCAAGCTTCTCAATGTGCGCACATCGTACACTTCAATGGAGAGTGTGATGTTAAATACGGAGATCTCGAGACAATTTCTACAATGAAAGATAAATTAGTTAATGCTGGTTTGAAAGCCTTGATCGAGGCTAATTAGTCTTTTTGATTTCTAAGATAATTTTTAATATTTTCTAGATCATCTTTAGTCAGATTATCAATCGTATGCTTTATACTAAATTTCAACTCTTCTTCTTTTAACTTGTCTTCTATTTTAGCTTCTTGTCTCTCTGATTCCGTTAAAGGAGAAACTGATTTTATTAGTTTTCTAATTTCTTTAACACTCGGAGTATTAAAGTCTCCAGATTTTGGAATTTCTCTAACAACTGGAATTTCTGATTTAAATTCAGAAATCTCTTCCTCAGAAAAGTTTTTGACAATAGATAGAATTCTCCAGTCAAGCTTTTCTTTATTTTCTCTGATAAAGTCTATAGAAAGATCATTCGCACTAATTAGATTCCAAAGTTTGAATTTTTCTATAATACTTTTATAGATTGAAATGTTAGATATTTTATCAGAAGAGCTTAAGTATAGAATCATTCTCTCCCAATTAATCCATTCTTCATACTCTTTTATAAAATCTTCCGATAGATTTGAGTATGTCAACATGTTTAAGTCAGATATATCTTCTAAAGTAAAGTACTCCAAGGTTATGCCAGATTTAATAAAGTCCTCAGAAAGAGATAACATAGTAATTACTATTTCTTTATCTATGCCTTCAAAATCTTCACTTTCTGGTCCCCATTTTAAAAGAAATGATTCTGGTATTTCATATTCTCTAAGTACCTCTATCGCTCCTTCTTCTTTAATTTTTTCGAGTAGTTGAAATTCAGTTAGCTCTACTTCAGAGTTTGAAACTTCTTTATTTACAATTTTAACTTTTTTCATTTTTAAAATTTATTTTTTGAAAGGATTATCCCATTTTCCAAGAGAAATATCATTTTTATATCTATTATTAAATTTAGATTTTCTTCTTATATCTAAAAGCTGTTTATAGTCAACGCCTTCTATAAATTCATTGTTATTTAATATTTGATCTATAAACAATCTTAGTTGACTATCACTAAGACTATCAATGTAATCTTCTATTATTTGTCTAAACTCATTTTTTTGAAAAATGGCACACATGTCAATTATTGTCATAACAGTGTCATCATGAGATGATCCATCTGCTGCATACTTCACATTACCAGCACTTGTTGTATGTTTGATGAAAGTAGTTATTTCTTGAATATTGATTTCATTTGTAATTATTATAGATTTGTCTTCCATTTTATCTTGATACTCTTTAACAAGTAAATTTTTATTTTCACCGACTTTTAATCCTATTTTTTCTTCAATCGCATCAGCTCTATGTTTAAATCTGAAAAATATTGAAGAACCATAGTTATTTCGTCCATCAAATACATTTGGTAAATGAGCTAAGAGTTCATTTCCATAGGTATTGATTTCTAAAACTATTTTAACGTTTTCTGGATTGAAGTATTCAAATGCAATCAAATAAAGAAGTTCGGATAGCTGTTGAACGGAAATTAAATTACTTCTAAAAATTCCAATCTGTTCAAGTCTTCCGAAATCGACAATAGATTTGTATTTATGCTTTTGTTGTTCAATCAATTCACTTGGCTTTATACCAACTTTAAAAATATTCACTACTGTGCTGTCTTGACCTAGACCTTCTGCCACATCCACTGAAATAATAATTTTATAATTTTTTCTTTGGATTGGTATGTAAATATCTTCATCTTGACACCATTTTAAATCTTGATAAGAAAATTTCAACTTTCCTTCAAACTCATCAATATTTTCCCACTCATAAAGTTTTTTACCTCTTGTCATCTCATCAATCAAGGTCTCACTTAATAAGCTTCTTGATGAGTTTATGAACCTAAGATCATATTCTTGATTAAAAGCTTCTTCACCACCTATATCTTTAATAGTTTCCTTTTTCCAAGTTGTGATGTCTGAAAATTCGAGTAGCCTAATTTCGTTAAATGATTCCGCAAGTAAGTCTTCCTCTGAACAATCACTGTTGTTCAAGGTCGTTATTACCCATTTTTTTAATTCATCATTATATTTTAAACTATGTTCGTTCTTTGGGTATTGTTGTTTTAAGTAATTTAGTAACTCCTCTTTATCAATATCTAATTCTTTAACTTTCTTGGGATTAAGTCTTATATAAGTAGAAAATCTTTTTGGCACTTGCCACCAATAAACCCTTTTAGCCATATATGATGATTTTTCCCCTTCTGGCTTTTCGGCCTCGGTTAATAATTTGTGAAATAGATTAAAACCATTAGGAGTAGATGTTATAATAATTTTAGAATTTTCTATGTTTGACACAGTTGGAAAAACAGATTTATAAAACTTATCAGCTATATTATCTGGTAAGTAAGCAAACTCATCTAGATATAAAAAGTCAGCAGTTTGACCAATAGAGGATGTTTTTGTAGTCGCGAAGCCTTTGATCCTACTTTTATTTTCAAAAACCATAAATTTTTGATTCCAGTTAATTATTCCTTGTTGTAAGAAAAAGGGTAGTCTTTGATAAATTTCTCTTATTTTATCCAAAACTTCAACAGCTGTATCCAATTTATTAGCAGTCACAAGAACATTCTTGTTATTATTAAAAAGAACATAATGTAGCATCATTATTGAAGAACAAATCGTATTATGAGATAGAATTCCGTTTGTATAAAGTCTGTGATTACGATGATCAACAGTTGCATCAAACATAGATGTTTTGAATTTTATCTTTTGCACACTTATTACCTTTTCTTCTCCAGTTTGAGTTTGTAGAATATCACCAACTTTTAGCTCTTTTACGAATATTTCCTTGAAATTACTACCAAAAACTATATGATTGTCTGCACTCTCTAAATGAAAATTACTCGTTTTAACTACCCAATGAGTGTATGGTTGTGTGAGATGTATTTTTGATACGGGTTCGTATCCAGTATCACTTAAAACCTTCAAGTTACTTGTGTTTAGAGAATTAATAATCTTTTTTGATATATCATCCTCATTTAGACTTGTACCTCTATACTCAATTTTTTCTATAAATTGAATCAATGAATAAAGTAATTTGATTGTTACTGATTTAAAAAATTTAAACATGATTTTTTTTATATTTTTTCATTATTATCTCAAATAAATCATTTATCTTCCTATCAAGTTGGGAAACGTTTTAAATATTATTTATCGAGAAGGTATATAAGGTCGTAAATTTTTATTTTTATTTTTTCTAAAATTGTTAATTTTCTTTGTCTCGATAATATATAGTAATATAATTTTCCAAATCTTATCTCTAATAACTCATCATTTAATCCAACAAAAACCTTCGTATTAAAGGAAAAACACTTACCAATCTGACGACTTGCCATAAGTATATTAAATCTATTATTAAAGAAGTTATCTAGTATTTCTTTTTGATAATCTCTTAGAGGTATTATAATTGGTTGACCTTCTTCTCCTTTGATGTAACAATATGTTGACGCGAAGTAGTGAATGTCGAGTGCACACCTAATATACTCTTCTTGCTCTTCAGGTGACATTTTGAAAACAAGTCCTGATGTTCTAAGACCCACTACCTTTTCAAAAAATGGATTTTCTAATCTACTGAGTACAAATCCATTATTTATTCGCTCAGTAGCATCTTCAATCATTTTTGAATCCCAAATAATTTGCCTAGACATAAAATTTTAAAAATTTTGAAAAAAATCCACAAAGGATTATTTTATGTATATATACTAATACTATGGGTACTATGTCTAAATCAGAAAAAGAGCATAATCGTATTAACGATGAGTTTGATATGATACAAGAAGAGAATAGAGATTTTGATATTTCTAGTCACTTGGCCAAAGTTGACGACTTACCAGATTTAGGTCAAATCGAATTATATGACTATGACTCAGATCTTACAGTCGTTGCTCAAAAAGGATTAGAAGTGATTGAATCACTTGTAGATTTATACCTTAGTGAGTTTGGTGATTTAAAAAACCATCCATATATCAGAAATAAAGTAAAAGAAGATGCGATGGTTTACGCTGAGACATTATTTTTATCTAAAATGACTAGAAAAAACTTTTTAACGCAGTTAAGACAGATTGATAATGGTGACAATTCTGCTAGAATGCATGAAGTAATAAACCAAACGATCAGAGAAGTTCGAGAGAATTCTAAATTTTCATCTTCTCAAAGGACCGAGTTAGAGCAATATTACAAGACATTTAGAGAGGATTTAAGTGAAGTCGCTTCTACTATGAAGAAAGATGGTGGTTCTAATTCTGGTGGAGACGATGGAACAATAGTTGATAGTAAGAAATTAAATGACTTAATTTCCGAGGCTATGAAGAAGAAAAAGAGTTAAATCCTATTAAAGTTTTCAAAGCTTCTAACTATGTTAGAGTACTCTAATTGAACTTGAAACTCATTGAATCTATTTGCATTGTTGTGTGTACATTCCTTAATGACTAAAAAGTTGTCATCATTTTTGAGTTTATCTTTAACAATTAGTTTTACATCATTTTGGGTTTTGATTAATAAACTTTCAAGTAGCTTATTAAGATCTTTAGTCATAGAAATGGATTTTGGATTATCATCGTAGAAAGTAATCTGATTATAATTATCAATTGTTTCAGAAGTTAGAATATCTCCATCTGTTTTAAGACCAATCAAGTGTTGCAAAATTAATCTCGATTTTATATAAGCTAAATTGTCATCATTTTTATTAAAAAAAGTTTCTGATATAAAGTAATATTTTTTAACTAATAGTCCTTTTTCTTTTAATTTTTCTTCTAAGTTTTCTATTTGTTTTGTAAAGTATTCTTTTTTATTCTTTGAGCATATTATATAAATATCATCATTTGTATTAATGACATTATTAAAAAGTGAAAGTTCTAATTTGAATTCAAGATGTTCAGCCACTGATGGGTTAAGAAATTCTTGAAGAGATATTCCTAAATTTGAAATATCAACTTTGTGTTTCTTTGATTTCACTTTTAGTGTGTTCATGAATTCGTTAGATAACCAAAATGTTTTTCCATTAAAATTTAGTTTATTACCTTGTGATTTATAAATCCCAGATTTAAATAAATTAAAATCAGAAGTTTCAAGTTTTAAGATAGGTATATTTGGATTGTTTTTATCAACAATCCAGGGTTTTGAGTCTATTTTTAGAATTACATCTAAGTCAATAAAATGAGCATTCATAACATCTTATATATAAAAAACCCACTTTCAATATTGCAATAATTTTTAAACCAAATTCTTCTTGAAAGTCTAAGCAGCAGTCAATCCAATTCACTTTATAGTTATTTGAGAATCTCCATTCTTTATCTCCGCCTGATAGCCAATAAAGACACTTTTCAGGTGATATATTATAGAGATTTACATCTTTTAATTCAATTTCCCAAAATTTGCTATTTTTATTCTTACTTTTCATTAAAATTGCGATTGCTTCTGCTATGTCGTTTGTAACTAGATTTCCTATTTCGAAATAGTAATTGTCTCCTTCTTTGTCGACTTTTACTTGATTATCTGACCAATAGTCAAAGCTTCTCATAGTATCTACTTTTTTAAACTTTCTCATAAACATACTTATTTTTTATATCAACTTTGATTAATTCCCGAATTCCAATTTCCTTTAAAATTACCTCCTTCAAATATTCCGTTTTCCCAATTCCCGTAAAAATTACCATTTTTAAATACTCCGAATTTCCATTCTCCAGAATAAAAGTTCCCAGAATGCCAAATAATTGTGTTTTTCTTTATTTCGATTTTAGCGTCTTCAATTTCTGAGTCTACTAACCAGTAAAATTTTTGACTTATAAGTAAATCCTCTATTTTCGATTGACTTTTTATTGACTTGTTGTCAATCAACAATTCTGCGTATCTCATAACTATGAGTTATATATTCATGTAATTTTACCACTTAATATTCTAATCTTATTTTTTTCAAAATTTAGATTATTAAAAATTAAAAAAGTCCAAAATCTTTATCTGGTAAAGATTTTGGACTGTTAAGGATTCTTTAATTAATATTTTATTTCAATCCATCAAGAAATTTACGTTCATTAGTGGATAGTGATTCCATTCCAGATTTAGAAATTTTATCAAGAATTACATCAAGTCGGTCACGTTTTTGTTCACCATCCTGATAGTTAGTGTGTTTAGATTTGATCGTTAAGCTTGGTAGAGTTTTTAAGTTCGATATAAACTCATCATTGAAAATTATATCTTTTTTAACACTGTGGTGAACAAGACCAATGATCTTATGAGTTTCTGAATCTATAAATACTTTAGTATAACCATCTTCTGAGAGTTTGAATAGATATTCTGCATCAATATTTATCAAATCATTATCGATACAGAGTTGATGATATTCTTCAAATTCTGAATATCGAGTAAGATGTATTGCTTGTACTTTCATATTCTATTATTATTTAGTAAATATAAGATAAAATTAATGATTTACAAAATTTTATTTAGAATTTTTCTCCTTGTTTACTTTAAATATAATATAAAACTTAAATTATCAAATCTGATTTTTTATATATACGAAAAACCCAAAGTCATTTTTATGAGAAAAATACTCACTCGTGAATCATATTTAAGAGAACTAAATACTAACTTATATTCAAAATATACTGGAATAGAACCTATTAATGAGGAAGCTCCTTTTGCGAGTGATATTCCTTGGGGAGATTCACTTATCGGTAGATTGATAAATTCGATATCTCGTAAGTCAAGAATAGCTTTCAACAAAACAAGGATAAGTGGACTTGTAAGAGGGTTGAAATCCATTTTTGATGAAATCATGGAAATGGGTAAAATTGAAATTGTCGGTGACGCAACTGATTTAATTAATTTTATCCGAATCTCGGATTTATTGAAATTACTAAGTGAGCAAGTTCGAGACGAGGAAGATGTTTCGGTTTTAATCGATACAACTAATCAATTAATTGATACTGTTAAGCGATATGAGTCTGAAAATAAAGATAAAATGTTGAATGCGTTAGAGGAGTTTTTAGAATATCTAAAGGGACTTAAATCCGGTAAAATTTCAGATGATTCAGATGATTCAGATGATTCAGAAAAGGATTCTATTGAGGACCCAACTCAAATATTCTATAAAAATTCAAGAATTCTTCTACAGTCTATAGTGGATTTATCAAGACTTATAAAACAAAATGTTGTTAGAATAAGTGGCGGTAGTGAAGAATATGAAAATAAGATAATTTCAAAAAGATCTACTCTTAAAGTTGGTAGTGAATATCTTTATATCAATAGTAAGGGTGAGAAATTTAGATGTAAATTATTAAGCCTAGATAATAAGATAGAAAGAGCTGATGATAAGAAATGGCTCACAACGGATGATAAAAAAGGCACTAAACTCAATAAAGATCAGGCTTGTGTTGTATATAAGAAGAAACTAGATGATTATGGTGATAATTTCAAAAGCGAAGTTGTTGAAATCTTAAAACTTTACAGCTTAGATGGCAAAGAGCCACAAAAAGTTGAAAAACCTGGTACTGATGTTTCTACATTCTTTAACGTTGAAAAATTTAAAAATCTAGAAAAAACTTATCAAACTTCAAAGAATCCATCACAACTTAAAGAACTCATTAAAATGTGTCAATCCGGTGTTAAGATTTTTACATCTAAAAAAGACGCGGTAAATATAAAATTCTATACAGATAAGTTGAATTCTTACTCACTAATTTTAGCAAGACAACAGGCAAAAGGTCTTAATATTTCTACAACTGTGCAGAAAAAAATTACAAAACCAGGAGGTGGATTTACTTATAAAGACACTGGAGTTCAAAAGACTCTTAAACAACTTCAAGATGATATTTCTTCATTTTCTAAGAAGACCTATTCCATAGAGATTCCTGTAAAGGTATATGCATCATTTGAGTTTGAAACTATTGAACATGAGTTGATGAATGAGGCAGAGGCTAATCTTGGTAAACAAGAGGTGTTGGCTCAAAATGCTTGGAAAAAGGTTGTAAAGGCACATAATGATTCTAAAATAGAGACTTATGTGAAATCGATAGAAGATTTACTTGCAGTAACAGTTAAAGATGGTAAAGATACTTTAAAGTCAGCGAAGAAAGATATAAATTCGCTAGGCAAACAAGTAATTTTAAACAAATCAACAGTTGGTACACCAATCTCATTTGAGAGTCTTATAAAAGAGGGAGTAAATATAAATGACTTATCTAAGTCAATCTCACTTTTTGCCAGAGTAATACTTGCATTTAAAGAAGATATGTCACTTGTTGGTAGTTATGGTTCGGTAATAAAGCCGATGAAGTCATTTATAAACTCTTTTGATGTTTTGACTAAGACATTACCAAAACTGACAAATGAGTCTGTTTTAGGATTTTCTAGATTTTCTAAACTAAATGAAAAAAATGAGTTTTCTCCACAAATTAAAGAGAAATTTGATGAGATATTCACAAATGATATTAAGGAGATGTTTACTGTTAAAGATAGAGCAGAGTTAGAAAATCGAGTAAAGGAAGTTCAAGAAGGTGAATTGGTAATATCAACATCTGATCCAATTATAGAAATTGTAAGATTGTTTAATAGAGCTTGGAGAATACATACACCTGGTGTTATCCCATCTGGAAGAACAGGTGGAAAAGTTTCAAACTCGGTTTTTAGAGAGTATGAAAACTTAGGAGGAGGCGGTGGTACACCGGATTCACCAGGTTCAGGTCCATATAGAAACATTGAATTATATGAACAATGGTTTGAAGCTGTTCAAGACATTTTAAGTGATACTAAGTATAGACCAGTTTTTAGTGAAAATACTACTTTTATATTTAGAAATGAAGAAACTGGTCAATCTGGTGATCCAGTAAGAAAGCCAGGTAAAATACTTCTCTCATTTATTAATAGACTTTTAAGTGATACAAAAATGTATACAGGTGGTTCAATGAATAAATTTATAGAAGAGTATTTTGATTTAAAGAGTGAGAACACACCTCCACTTACTGAACCAGGTTTTTCAAAAGATATAGAGTTGAATGCTAAAACTACAGAGGAAATTGTTGTAGACGATGTAAAGTTTGCAAAAATTGATTCTGTTACTGCTTTTAGTAAGTATGCGGGAGATTTGGCTAAATTATTTATCGATACAACAAAAGACTCTGAAACTGATGAACCAATGAATCAGAAATATAAAAACTTATGTTTCAAGGTAAAGGTTAAAATAGGAGATAAAGAAAAAACACTCTTTTGGAACTATAAAGGACTTGCTATGGGATATCCAATTTTCTTGTTTTCGAGTGGTAATCTACCATATAATCTAACAAAGGTTGGTGGTGATATCAAAAAAACAGAACTACCAAAAGATGTTAAATTATCTAGTCTTTTAAAAACAGGAGCTACTTTAAAGGTAGGTAATACTACGAAAGTAAGATATGCAGATATAGATGAGCCCTCTAGAGCTTCATTAAATGATGGTATCAATGACAGTAGAGTTGATATGGTAATAAATTCTATAGAAATTTTGGTTAATAAAAAGGATAATACTCCGTATTTGAAGTTCGAAGATAATTATACACCTGGTAAAATAGGTACAGAAATTAATAATAACTACACAAAGTCTAGTGTTGCTAAAAACATGGTAATAGAAAAATGAAGAATTTAATGACATTTGAGAGTTTTTTTGGTCTTTTCGGAAAAAAGGATAAAAAGTCAGAAGACAAAACAAAAGAAGTAAAAAAAAGACAACCATTTGTTATGCCATTTTTTTCAAAAGAAGATGATTTACTTGCCAAAAAAGTGTACAATTCACTCAAGTCCGCAATTGAAACAGGTGATAAAAAAGTCGGAGCTATTGGTAAATATGCCGACTATAAAAGAACTATTACCTTTGAATCAAATGGTAATAAATATAATATTGCTATTCAAAAATCTTCATCAAAAAGAAGAGATACCACAAAACTTTTCATAGGATTAACAAAACCGGAATATTATACTCTTGTTATAAATAACAGACATTATAATGTTTCTGAAGGTATTTGTAAGGATATCTGGAATTTATTAGATAAAGATTACTCAAAAAACTGGAAAAATAAGTCAGATATAGAGAAGGATTTTGAATAAATTTCAATTTTAGGTTAATATATAAGTGTATGAAATACTTAAAACAGTTTAAACTTTTCTTAGAAGCTGATGAGTTAGTTGGAACAGATGATATTAATTCTGTAGAAGATGACAAGTCATTAGATGTTAGTACAGAAAAGGCCCAAAAAGATTCATTAGCAGAGGTTCAAAGGAAATTAAAAGAGTTTCAAGCTAAGAAACAATCTATGGAGAATATTTTTAACGATCCTAAAATTGAAAAGGACGCTGACCTTGAAAAAGAATTACTTTCTTCAGTTTATAATAGTAAAAAAGAAACTAGACAAAGAAACAAATATCTTAGAGATTTTGAGTCGGTTTTAAGGCAGGAGCGTAGAAAAAAGAAACTACAGATGGCTATTTCTACTGATGAAGATAGAATAAAAAAAACTAATGATGAGATTAATCGATTAAACGATGATATTAAGATGGATATAACACCAGACAGAGAGTCTCAGATAAAGAGTAGCTTGGATAGAAATAGAAAGAAATTAGTAGAATTGAAAGATAATATTCAAAAAAATAAATCCATATTAAACCGAGATGTCCTTAATTGGCAAAAGAAGAGAGAGGACTTTAAGAGAGATATGAAAGATGAGGAAGATAGAATAAAAAAACTTTCAAGTAAAATATAAAAATAGAAAAAAATTGGTTTTTTCTTTTAATATATAAAACATAAAATAAAAAATAATTAAAAAAATATGGCAATTCAAATCGGTAAATACAAAAGACCCGGTATCTTCATCGAAGAAATTGACAAGACCATTGTAACCAGTCCTCCAGTAGACACTGTGTTTTCAAATCTTGTTGTTGGTTTCTCTAGAAAAGGACCAGTTAACTCAGCTATTCTACTGAATAACTTGAGTGATCTCGAAAATACTTTCGGGTCTATTGACAGAGGATTAGAAAGAAGAGGTTCATTCTTTCATAGAACAATTACTAAAATGTTAGAAGCTGGACCAATTTATGGTATGAATTTGTTGGTGACTGACGATACACTCGACACAGTTGAGTATCAGTCTTTATCTGCAACAACTTTTAAAAACAACGATATCGAAAGAATCGATTCTTACAGAAAGTTTTTCGATACTACTGGTTTCTGGAAAAGAGATCCAGAGGCTTTTGTTGACTTAACAAGATCAAATCCTGGTTATGCTGGAAGAGTACTTAACCTAACAAACTTGGGTGATAAGTATATGACAGTATTTGTAATCAAGTCTAAAGTGAGTGGATTCGACAGATCTATGCTTGAGTGGTATGGTTCAAAAGAAAAATTACCACCATACGTATATCCAACTGATTTGGCATCTGACTATTTAGTAGATGTTGTTGCAGTGGGTGGTGACTGGTCTAACTACTCAGAATTGTCTGTTGATCCAAGATGGACTCTATACTTCGCTGAAGATGGATTGAAGAAAAATCAATTAAGTGCTTTTGCAAATGATAGAAACGTAACACTATTAGGTTACTACGAAGGTGTATCTTTGATTCCATATTTTAGAGATTTAAATGGTAGAAACATATTTATAGAATCTGTAATTAATAAAGATACTGACAAAACCGGCTTATTCTGTGCATTTAATAACGAAATTTTCGAAACCGACTACCCAACAGGTCTAGTTGACTTGATAGGTAATTCATTAGTTGGTGATAACTTACTCAGTAATCCACCAAGTTCAGAAGCAACTTACTATCAATCATTAGATGCTAATGATGGTCTTGCGGATGGAGAACTTTCTATTAAATTCTTGTCATATGAGGAACAAATTACAGAAACAATCGCTATTACTAATAAAGTACTCGACAGACCTGGTAACGTATTTGGTCTTTTCGGAACTAACTCGACTTTGTTATCTAACGCTGGTGCTCGTTCGGCACAAGGCGGATTCACTCACTCGTTGAATGACTCTGGAGTTGTTAGAGGTGGTGTTGTTAGTGGTCCAAATGATGATACAAATTTAAATTACATTAAGTGGCCAAATAGAACTTACTGGTTCTCTGAGGGATATGTTAATGATTTATTTAGAAGTGGTGATCTTATCACAACATCTTCGAGTGTTACGGCTAACTATACAGTTGACTCTATATCAGATAATGGTTATGCTGTAATTGGTGGGTCATTGGTTTCAATACCTTCTGGTACACAATCTTTAGAGTTATTGTATACAGATTATCCACAATTACCAACAACTTCAGGTACACAATCTTACAATATTGCATATGTACTTGATACAAATGGTAATGTTCAAGTTAAGAAGTCTACAGTTCCAAATACTAAGGTTACTGTATCAGCTAACGATGTAGTTCTTAGCTGGGGTACAGTTAGCTTATACGGAGGTAGATTCTCCGGAGGAGCGTCTGCGACTGCTAGTATCACCGACGTTACAGTTGATGCTACAACTGGTGGTGGTGGTTTGGCATACATTCCACTTCAATTTGGAGTTGATTATACTCTCAGTACAACATCTACATTGACTGAAGTTTTAGCAGAAGGTGATATTCTTATTACATTCTTGAATACTAATTCGACTCCAGATGTTAAAAACTATGAGCAATATAGAAAGTTCAAGATGTTTAATACACTCTTAACTTATATTAATACTTCTAATACGTTCAAAGGACTTGTTTTACTTGATCCAAGAACTACGACTACCAAAAAGCCTTTGAGTGAAGTTTCATTCAGAAGTTTCCAAACTGGAACAACTGTAAATAAATCTTTTGTTATGTCAACTGGTTTGACAAGTGCTGAGATTGCTGAATTAGTAACTTACGGCGAATTAGTATTCTACAAAATCGACGATGAATTCTTGATTGACTACATTGGTCTTGAGACTAAAAATACTATACCAGTGTTAGATGGTTCTACTGCTTCTATTGGTGTTGTTGGTAAGTATTCATCTTACTATACTCAATATGATCAAGGAAATATCAGTACTGGTGATGTATTCTTCCAAAATGAACTTTGGGAAGGAGTAGAAGTTCAGTTCATCGAAGGAGCTGGAATAACAGCATCTTTAGATGGATATAACTACTTAATGTTCAAAGTTACAGAAGGTGGTACATACACTACACAAAACAAATCTTATCTTGCTAACTTTGACACAGGATTAGCTGGCGATCAGTTCACTGATCCAGTTTATGGATATCAATTCCTTGTAGGTGGAACATTAAACAAAGGTGTGTTTACTGCGAAATGGGACGCTGGATTAGCAATCGAAAATGGACTTACATTACCTGCTGACGCAACTGGCGCACTTGGTGGTAGAGCTTACTTGATTGGTTCTTACAGCAATGGATTACAAGAAGGTATCAACACCGCATCTTATAGCTACTTTGCATATGAAGTGAAAGAAGTTGTAACAGATGAGATGGTAAATGTTGATAAAGTATATGGTTACAACACTGAGTTTAGCGGGTCACCTATTTACTTAGTAAATTCAACAGATGACAGTGGTAACTTGACAGTAGAATTTAAACAATCCGATTTGTCAACTGATTCAATCTTGAGTTCAGAGAACGCTACAGTTGGAAGCGCTTTAGCAACAAACGGAACACTGTTTATCAAATCTGAGAAAGGTAATTATAAGCAAACTTTGGAACTTGAATATCCATCTGGTTGGACACCTATTCCAAACAAAGTTCTTGTTAAGAGAAGCAGATACGGCGAAGTTAAAGTTGGTGATTTCCTTGAAGCCGAATTTGATGAGACAATTTTAAGAGCTGATGAAATGCCGAAGAAGCTTACTAGAATATTAACTAAGAAACTTTGGCCAAATGATACAACTTATATTGAGTTGTCAACAGATTCAGCAATTAAAGTTAGAGATATCAATGGTGATAAGCAGACTAACAGATTTACTAAAATCGATGACTATGTTACAACATATAAGGGTATCATATTGAAAGGATTCAGAATTAGAGAGGCTTCTCTACCTGATGGAACTGATACTAGATTGAATGAAATCTTAGCTGTTGTTAATAAAGGAACTACTCTATTCAAAGCTTTGACAAATAAAGAAGCATTCGACTTTAGATATTTGGTTGATTCATTTGGATTAGGATTATCAGCAGATTCAAAACAACAATTAGTTGATATTTGTGGTGATCGTTTAGATGCTTTTGGTATCATAAACATGCCATCTTTGAAGCAATTCAAAAACTCTTCAAACCCATCGTTTAAGGACGATTCTGGAAATGTACAACTTGAATATGTGGCTCTTGGTGCAAACCCTGAAGCAAATCCAAGTTTCTTGTACTCATTTGGTAAGGGAGTTGGTGTAACTACAGTAGGATATTTCTTACCATACGTTACAATCGATGATAATGGTAGAAACATAGATGTACCACCAGCACCATTTGTTGGATTGACCTTTATGAGAAAGCACAAGAGCACTACAACAAGTGTAACTCCTTGGACTATCGCTGCGGGTGTTAATAACGGTAGAATAAATGGAATACTTGACCTAGAACAAATCTTCACTCCATCTGATTTGGAATATTTGAACCAAGCTCAGATGAACCCTCTTACATTTAAGAGAAACAGAGGATTTATAATTGAGACTGAAAATACAGCTCAAGTTCTTGTTAAGTCAGCTCTTTCATTAATACACGTTAGAGAAGTATTGATTGAACTCGAAAGAGAACTTTCAAGAATGTTGTTAGACTTCCAATGGACAGTCAACTCACCTGAGACTAGATCTCAAATCAAGTTGGCGGCTGACGTAATTTGTGAAAAGTATGTTGCTCAAAATGGTTTATTCAACTACTTCAACAAGATTGACGAGGAAAATAACACTCTTGA